CCCTACGCTTTCATAATAAAATGACTCACGCTGGGGAAGGGAATACTCATAGCACTCTTCAAACAAAGGTATAAAGTTTTCACGTTTGGCTTTTGCCTTAGCGTAATGCTCGTAGTAACCTTTAGCTATTGGATCATCTATCATAATTGAAACCTGTTATAAAATCCAGCGCCACCACCAGACTTAGATCGCAGCAAAGAACGGCGACCACGCGATCCGCTTCTAAATCTTTTAGCTGTAGTTTGCTGTATAGTATCTTCTGTAGCCTTGCGCTTTTCTTCTGATAGCTCTTCGTTAGCTTGAGTAGCCAAAGACTCAATATCACTTGGCCCTTCATCCACCATAGGCGCACCGCCTTTTCCCAGCTTCCCGCCAAAAATATTACTGTTAATACCAATAGGCTTAAGTAATTTATTTTGAACCTGCTCTAGCTTTTTAAGTGGCCTACTTATGAATTTGCACATAGCAATCTCCTTTGTTGGTTAGCGATAAGCACAACACAGAACAATCAGCAACGCACAATTACATACGCGCCCATAGTCCCTGTCTACGCTTGGGACTACTACGCTTGGCAAATACATCAAAGTCCCTCTTAGCAACAGATGGCCTAGCTGCTTTTTGATTATTCATCAAGGCCCGACCTTCGCCAGCGCCCAACAGCATATACTGCAGCGCATCATGAATGTGGCTAAACATATTCTTGTCAGGCTTATCTGCGTATCTCTCGCCAGATACTTCCATGCGGCGATACTGGTATCCACCCTCAAAGCCTTTGATAAGCTGAGAACAACGGCGATCTACTAGAAAAGCGGGTTTGCCTTCTGTCATTTTGTTAAGCTGCGAAGATACCGACTCAAGGCGCAAATCCACGGAATTAGACGGGGCGGGGAATGCTCTAAGGCCAGCACCTCTAAGTATGTGAAACGGGGTAGATTCGTCGGTCTGCGCCCGAAAGTCACCCGCAGGATCACCATAAATAATAACCTCAGAACACTGAGAAAATCTAGTAGCAATCTGCTCACGTAGAACTTCCGCAAACCTAACAATACCCATGTCAAACGCAACGACTTCATCCTGTACTAACCATCTACCTCTAACCTTTTGACCCATAGTAGCCGCAGGGGTTAGACCAAAATCCAAACCAATATACAAAGGATAACCAGCAGCAACAGGGATTTCCTCTTTAGCAACGTGTGTGTCAGTAACAAACATAGGATAGATTGGCTTACCGTCCTGTATAGAACCCAAGCGATTCATAACATAAACATCTATCCAGCTTTTAGTCTTACCTTGAATAAGATTAGGATAATAAGACCCCATCATGTTCTTGGTATTTTCTGCGCTCTTACTAGGCTTGTAGGCATCCACTTCGTTCTCGTCGTTCTTAACTTCAATCATACCAGCGGGTTGCGTAAAGAATGACCAGTTGTCAGGCTTAACCAGCATCTTGGCTTGCTCTCGCGGTATGTGATCTGGAATCGGAACCTCACCAGACATGATCGGCCACCAGTGATCTTCCTCTGGTGCATTGGTATCAGCAATAACTCCTGTCCAAGACGGCCCTCCCTCACGCATAGAAGGAAAGCGACCAACGCGCATAGTACACGCATCCATAATAGACTTGGGTATTTCCCTAGCTTCATTAACCCAAATGCCAGTAAGCTCTAATGACAATAACTTCTTAACGTCTTCGGGCCTATCAAGAGCTAAGAACAAAACCTCAAGATCAATGTCACCCTTTTTAATGTGATGAGTGTACGGAACCGACCAAGTAAACTTACCCCAATCAGCTTCGGGAAACCAATCAAGCCAAGTCTTAATAGTAGTGGTTCTAAGCTGCGGGTTGGTATTACGAATGATTGCCCATCGGCTTCTGCGTATACCCTTGCTATTCTTTTCCTGACCAAGCGCCCTGCGGAATACCTCAATGCAGCAACCAACAGATTTGCCAGAACCTACAGGACCGCGAATACCACGAAAGAATGTATTGTCTTTCATAAACGCCTTAAGCGTTTCTCCGTCTGGTTTGTATTTAAAATCAACCACAGTACTGTCTGCCAAACCTCAACATTCTATCAACAGTCTCAGGGGCCATGCCATCAATCATCTTATCGCATTCCCTGTCAGTAGCAAAGTCCAGCGGCACATACGTTAGATGAACCTTTCTAACTATCTGCCTAAGTACTTCTAGCTCTGCTAGGGAAAGGGTAGATATAAAACTCATGTACGATACTGCCTTACTTTTTTAGCAATAGCTTTCGGTTGAGCCACAAACTGCTTACCCTTAGCCTTGCCCTTTCGTTTAGCTGCGGTTGTAGCTGCATATTCAGAATCACTAAGAGCAGCAATAGCTTTACTAGGTAAGTACCGTTCACCAGTGTCACTAGATCGCTTGCCCGACTTGGTGCGCCACTTCTGCTTACCCCAGTTTAATAATGATCTCTGAGGCTTCTTCATTTGTAACCGCCACCCGCAGCTTTATAACGCTTCGCTAATAACTGAGCCTTACGCGCCGACCACTTGCCAGCGGCAGTACCTTGTACATTTGCAGCCTTAATGCGCTTGAATAAAGACTTCCGCATTGTGGGCTTAGTGTAATTACCAGCAGCATTAACCGCCATTACTTTTTCTTTCCGCCTTTAGGCTTCTTAGGAGGACGCCCAACCTTAGTTCCGTAAGTTCCTTTACCACTAGGCATTTGCTTTATTCCTTTTACTAATTGCTCTAGCCTTCGCTCTTGCGTCAGCTTTTGACGATGCGCCCCATACCTTTAGGCTGAGAAGAAGACGAGTCGGCTTTCCTTTTTCGTCCCTTTCGGGGCCTCTCATGTTTCCCATCCGTGCTAGGAAGCTGGCTCTTCTTGGGTTGTCTCCGCTTTTTACCGGAGCTTTCATGCCCGTCCCCGCTCGGCCCTTGGCGTTTAAGCCCCCCTTCGGGTTCTTGCCTTCCTTCCGTGTCCACGCTGGTGTTGCCATAATGAATCCTTAATACCGATGCTAATACGCCAGCCCTCACTGACTCTTTCTAACCGCGTTAAACAAAGAAGTTACTGTCTTGGCATTCTTCTTCTGCCAAGAAAGATTAACCTTGGGGCTAGTGGAAATTAAATCAGCACCCTTAACAGACACCAAAGGTAAAGCATCGCCCTTCTTATACTTGCCAATATCCTTGGCAGCAAAAACACCGCCATCAGAATCCTTCCTAATAAACTTAGAAATAGCCCTCAACATCGCAGCGTTAGTAACAGCGCGGTGCTTACCTGCAGACTTCTTAGCCTCTTTAGCCATGTCAACCATATCAATCTCCTATCACGTCTTGGGCATCAACTTGCTCTTTAACAAAGACTTAGGTGTGCGACCTAGCGCAGAACCAATACCAGCAACACGACCACCACCGCGAATACTTCCAGCAGCACGACCCCTATCACCCTTCTTAATAAGACTCTTAGGCTTTTCAGAAGAGTAAGAAGCTAACTTGTTCTTCTTCTCAAACGCATCTAGCTTCTTAGCTGCATTCTCCGTTTGCCTTTGATAAAAATCAGCTTGCCCCCTCAACTCAGGGCCAGTCTTGTTTTTAGTCTTATCTAACCAATTGCTAAAGTCACGCTGAATAGCCCGAAGCTCATTCTTTAACTTAGTGTGCTGTTTAGTAACTTCACTCATATTAATCTCCTGTTCAACAAAACCCCTAGAGCAAAATAATATTTTTGCAAAGGTACTTTTTTTAAGAATAATGTGAGTGAGTGATCTCTAGCTAATAAGTGTCGCCCGTTTTTGACCCCACCCCACCTAACTCAGGTCAATGCTAACACGAATGTCCCCAGCAACTTGCACTTGGCTGCGATCTATCGGCTTAAATCCAGCGCGATCTAATATGTCTTTACTAGCCTCAAGCTGAACGTACTCTGATCTAGCTCCCGTAGCCAAGTTCATAACACGTGCTGCAGCCACAGTAGCATTCATACCAAGCTGTTCGTTGACCCGTTGCATCATGTAAGACTGCACATGCGGTAAGCGTATCGTTTTGCTTGCTGTTACTCTTCCAGATTCACCTTCGGCGTATCCTGCTTCTGTAGCAGCTTCGCGCAATGTGCATCCTGTCGCTACGAGCGTATCCACCAGACACGTTTGTTTCTTGGTTAGTTTACGTTGTTCTAACATATCTATATCCTGCTATTGCCCCCCCTCACCCTCTCCCCCCCACGGTTAGCAGCGCTGCATCAGGTCTGTCAATCCTATCCTATCCTATGTTGCATAAACCCATACCAATGCACAGTCATTCTGCTATTGACGGATATTGCGTTTACTCTTCTTAAGGTGGAGCTGTTAACCTTCCACTCATGAATGGACACTGAAGAAGTGTCCACCCTAAAGGGTGAGTACAAGGGCTATTCCTTACGGTAGTCAAAACCCTGCGGGGCTATTGAACGGGCTATGGCCCGTACATATTGATCTTTTTAGATAGTGTGATTGCTGTTAACCGCGCCTTGCGCGGGCAATCTCTTTCAAGGAATCTTGCGAGATTCCGTTGACCTTACCGCTAAAGAATATTAAATATATAAATATATGCATATTTGTTACGACAAATTGTCGGCGGGGGACACGGCACTAACTGATGGCTCAATGTATATCTAGTACCAATTTCCGGTCTTACATTGACGCCTGCCTGCTTGAAGGAGC